GGGTAAAAAGATAGTGATAAAATGGTATTTGAGTATAAAACATAAGTTAATATTGTATAAAATATTGATAAGATAAGGTAAAAGGTTTGAGGTTAAAATGAGGTTAGATTGGGGGGTATAAAAATAGAGTATAAAAAAGAGATATTTGACATGGTATGTTTAAGGTATTAGAGTAAAGTATAGAAACATAACTAAAGAGAAAGGAGATGTGAGATATGTCTGGTTTGAAGTTTAGGTTATCAAAGTCAGAAAATAAGGGGGAATAAAAATGTTTAGACCTATTAATAACAAGATATTGGTAAAACCTTATAAAACTCAACGTAAAGTAGGTAGGTTTGTTATTCCCGAACAGTATCAGCGAAGTAAACCTAAAGGTAGAATAATCAGAGTAGCGTCAAACGTTAAGAATTTACATGAAGGTGACGATATAATGTTCAGGTCGAATAATGTGCATGATATTCTGTTAGAAGGTGAACATTATTGTTTGTTGGATAAATCTGATGTGTTGGGGGTAATGAAGAAATGTCAATAAAAATAAATTATGAGATGCTGGTTCAGCAGTATGGTAACAATGGTTTTGGGATAGAGGTTATTCCAAGTGAATATCGTAAACATATAATAGAGAACAATCCTGCCAACCTAACAGATAAAGAACGAGCTGTGATACAGTTAAAGATCTTAAATAAGTGGACCGGGGAACAGTTATCAGTTTTGTTTCATTGTACCCCCAGATCTATTTGGAAAACGATTCGATCAGCTAAACAAAAAATCAACGACTATGTTAATATGTGATTAAGTTCACATAATGTCGACCTGTATAAGTAGAAGGGTATGATTAAGTACACCTATATACAAACAGGGGCGACATCGCTAAGACATAAGACTTACTGTCGCCCAGCACCTTGTTGGGGAGATATATGTCAAACAAATATATTGATACTGCAACACAGAACGCTTTAAGTTGGTTAGCTTCGTATACTGAGGCAATTAAGAAGAAACAAGCGTTTGAACCCAACCCTGATATGATGAAAATCGCTTTATTAGCTTATAAGAAACATATTAATGAAATGACAGAAGAAGAACGTGAAGAACTAGAAGAGTTTAGAACAGTTAAGTCAGAACTTATGCAGAAAGGTGTTCTGTGAGTTTTAAGAAATGCGATAAGAAAATGTTGGCTGAGATAATGGGTGACGTGAGAAAAAAACGTAACCCTATTCTTTGGCGAATGACACATAAGAATGGGTTGAATAAATGGCAACGTGAAGTAATGGAAGTGAAGAAGGTTCTAAAGATTTGGTTAGGGGCTAACAGAACAGGTAAAACAGAACTTCTAGTCACGATTCCTCTAGCAGAAATAGAGGGTATACATCCTCATCAGTTGTGTGGGTGGAGAGATATGCCACCTAAAAAGGATCCTACAAAGAAACCTATTGTCTGGCGTATTATTACTGCCGAGACAACCACAGGTATAGATCAAAATATATTACCTATGTTAAGACGGTTATGTAACCCTAAATCGTTGTTAGTAGAAGGTAACTTTGATAAATCGTATCATAAACGAACAAAGACACTTTATTTTAAAGATGGGTGTCAGATACAGTTAATGACGTACACACAGAAAATAACGAGTTTTGAAGGAGTGGCAATAGATGGTGTGGCGTTTGATGAACCTCCACCCGAACCGATTTATAATGCTAGTGTAATGAGAATTCTTCAAACAAACTCAAAAATGAAGTTACTTATAGGTGCTACACTAACCGAAGCGAAACCTGAGGCGGTTGCGTGGATAGAAGACAAGATCGAAGAAGCTAAGGTTAATCGTAAACTTAGAAAACTGTTGTATTATAGGTTTGTTAAGTTACGAGAAAACAAGTTTATTTCAGAAAGTAATATCAATGATGCGTTGACTTTATTAAGTAAAGAAGCAGGGTTTTATCGTATGGGTGAAGGTGATCTTAGATGTAATAGAAGGTACCCTAACTTTGAACCTAAATATCCTTGGGTAGTTAAACCGTTTAAGATACCTAGAGACTATACACGTCATCTAGGGTACGATTATCATGCCGTTAAAGAGTCTCCGATGGTTTTTGTAGCAGTTACCCCTTCCGGTCGAATGTATGTTTACCATGAGGCACAGACACCTCGTCATGCTACATATAAAGAGATAGCAGAGATAGTCAAACGTGAAAAGAATTTTGATGCTGTTGATGGAGTAGATAACCAGTTTTATCTTGAACGTGGTGATCCTGTAACACTTCGCACATCAGATTCACAGTCTATTGGTAAAACTAGTAAACTTACTTTACTTAGACAAGAAGGGTGGTATGGGTTAGATATACCTAGTAACTGGAAAGATAAACAGAACCAAGCTACGATATTAAACTCGTTATTTAAAATAAAAAGATGGTGTTTAAAATGTGGTCAACCATTCCCGAACAAGGCACTTAGGCTTTGTGCGTATTGTGGTTCAAATGAACATGAAGACGCTCCTACATTACAGATAATGTATGATAAACGTGCTAAAACAGGGTGTGTTAATTTAGTGAAAGAGATCCCTAGAGTGCTTATAGATACCACTGCAAAAACAAAGAAAGAAACGTTTAAAGATGAACGTCAAGATTACGCACAAGCGTTAAGACATATTATAGGGGATAGCCCTTTTTATTATTCAAAAAGAAAACCTGTTTATTCTGTGACAACTTCAACGTTTAAGCATAAACAGAAAATAGGGATGAGGTATATTTAATGAGTAACCGATATAACCAACAGAACCAAGTGTTAGATTTTTATGGTGATTCTGGGGTAAACGCTAAGATAATCGAGGGGTGGTGGCGTGATGGTAAAGCTCAAAACGCTGAATTTGAGGATTTATTATTAAAAGGTGAAAAACGGTATAGGAACGAACCGCCTTTGTCAAAACCTGCATTTAAAAATGGTTCTAACCTGAATATACCCATTACATCAACTACAATAGATTCATCAAGGAACTACATTGTAGACACTTTGTTAGGTGATACACCTATGCCAAAAATAACATCTAAAGGTGATACACCTGAACAGAACGGTCATATTTTAACAGCTTATCTCCGTTCGTATTTTGCGTCGTCTAGTTCATATAGACAAGAAATCGAGAAGTTTATACATAAAACGTTGTTACATGGTGTATCTGCGTTATATATTGATTGGTACGAGTCTGTATCAATGGTAACAAAACGAGGGTTTGAAGTTGACCCTGAAACAGAAATGATTATGCCTGTATTAAAACAAGAACTAAAAAAAATATCGTTTCCTAGGATAACTCAGGTAGACATTTTTGATATTGTCGTATCGCCGACCTCAACCTGTATTAACCCTGAGCGTGGTGCTAACCATGCTAAATATGTAATTATAAAACGTGTGTTCAGTGAAGAGATACTAAAAGATAAGGCATACGACCAAGAAGCGGTTGCTAAACTTGTTAGTCTTGATGATCTACCTAACCAAAACGATAGTATTAAAGAAGCACAAAAGTATCTAGGGATAAGTTCACCAAGAAATATAGTTGAAGGAACTAACCTAGGTTATGAAGGTTGGGAATGTTGGTATTATCAAGACGAGTATATAGAAGAAATAGATGGTTTTATTAAGAAACTATATATGTATGTGGTGATAGATAACAAAGGTGCACCTGTTCTTGTACGTAAACAAGAATGTCCTTATTACCATTATTCTATCCCGTTAGTGATTCATCAGGACGGGTTTGACGGGAGTTTCTACCCGTTACCTTTACCAGAAAAAATAGCACCTATTCAAGACGAAATAAACGTTATTCATAACCAACGTAGAGACAACAATTATCTGGCGTTATCTGGAATGTGGACGAGAAAACTTACAGGTAAATTCGATGATAATCAAGAATTTGGTCCGGGAGCGATGATAGACGTTATGGATCACGATGACTTAAGACCTTTGAGATATTTTGAGAATGGTGTAGCAACTTCAACGTATGATGAGAATGCGTTGAATATGTACCTTCAAAAACTTACAGGTATAAGCGATATTATGCAGGGGTTACAATCTGGTCTTAACCCTAACTCAACTGCAACAGGTACTATTGCGTTACGCAACGCCTCATTATTACAGATACGATCTAAAGTTAGGTCGTTAAAAGATGGGGCGATGAAAGAATTGTTAGGAAAAATGGTTAGTTTAGTTCAACAGTATGCACCTGTTGAATCAAAAATAGAGAAGAAACACGTACCTGAGGAACTAGAGAAAGATCTAGATCAAGGGTTGCTAAGAGTTTTAGCTTCTGATCTAGTGGGTGAATTTGATTACACGTTTGATCTTGTACCTGATGCAGTCGAACGTAACATGACGATACAGCGTATTCGTGAAGCTATTCAGATATTGGGTACATTAGATATTATGAAAGGTAATCTTAAAGCACAACGTGATATGATAGTTAAATGTGCTAGAGCGTTTGATCTTGATATAACTGTACCACCAATAGAAGAATTAGAGCAGGAACAAGCAATAGCGTTACAAACTCAACTTCGAGCAGAACTTGAGATGGAGAAGGCTAAAGCTGAAATTCAGACGCAAAGCAGGTTACAAACTGATGGTGCTAAAGGTAAAAACAGAATCACAGAAAAAGTCGTTGAAGGTGCTAGTGCTTTGGAAGTAGCAAAAACCAAAACTAAAGGAAATCTCATAAATGGACGACAATCTAGAACAGATAAAACTTGAGATAGAAGGGTTAGATAAAAAACTAGACTCGTTCTCTAAGACAGCTGTATCTAAAGGTTGGCATGGTTATATGCAATGGGTGAACGAAAAACGAGTTAGTTTATTGAACGATCTTGAGAGTATACCTCATACCTTAGATAACACATACAGAAGAGAGTATATCTTAGGTCAGCTGAATGGGTTAAAAGAAGCAAACGTGTATCGTGATTATATTGTGCAGTCGCTGAAAGTAAAGAAAACACAGTTGTCAGCATTAAAACAAAAGAGGGTTTATAATGTTTAATGTAATAGACGATAAGATATTAATAGAGTTACAAATGCAAACACCTGAGACCGACATTATACAGTTAAACACCGATTATGATTTAGAGAATAGACACGGTGAAGTTAGGTGTATCGGAGAAGATGTGCGTCTAGTGAAAGAAGGCGATATATTGTTTGTGCCTTTACAGATAGGAGCATACGTCACGATAGCAGGAAAACAGTTTATTATCTTAACACAAGATGAAGTGGAATCTCAATCGTATAAAATAATTAAGTAGATTCGAGTCGCACACGTCACGTGCGTTAACTCGCACTTCTAGGGAGAGAAGGAGGCGGATATGGTAGAAGGGCGTAACAAAACCAAAGTAAGGAGATGGGTATGAGCGATGATGTAAAACAAGTGGATCAAGTCATCACTGATCCGAACAACACAGTAGTAGACGACAACAACACAGTAGCAACACCTGAGAGTAAGGATGCACCGCCCGTCTCCTTACCTGATGCCGACCCTCAAGAACCACCTGTGGGGAATATACCTTACAATAGGTTTAAAGAGGTGGTAGACAAAAAGAACGAACTTGAACAGAGACTGAAAGAGTACGAACAGAACCAGTATAATTATCCTATTGAAGACACGGTGCCTCCATTCCCTGTACCTTGGCAACAGGATAATGTAAACGTACAGGCTCAACCTAATCAGACAGAGAAAGTTTATAGTGATGAAGAATTAAACAAAATGATTGATGAAGCTCAAATAAATTCGTTTCAGGCGTCAATCCTACGTGAGAAACGAATTACATACGAAGAACAACAGAGAGCTCAGGCGTTTAATGACCAACAGAGACAACAGATATCTCATGCGTTTGCGGTGGTATCACGAGACGTACCTGAAATAAACGACCCGAACTCAGATGTGTATAAAGCGGTTCATGGCAATCCACAGGCTTACACAATTAATGGAATATTTGATCCTGTTGCATTCACATCGTTTGTGCATAGTCAAAAACATAGTCAACCTGCTGGTCAACCTGCTATTGATGCAAATGCTTACAATGCTCAACGTCAAGCGATGTTGAATAATGCTGGGGGGATACCTATGGGAACTCCAGTTACTAAAGTAGGTAACAAGGTTGAGATTAATCAAGACACAGCCAGTATTCTAAAAAAAATGGGGTATAACCCAAGTGATAAAGATTTTATTAAAGCTGTTTCAGGGGGGAGATAAAAACTATGGCAAAACTTAAACGTAAATCTACTAGTAAACGTACTTCAAAAAAAACACCTGTAACGCAAAAAAAAGACAAGGTTTATGATATGATCGAAACAGTTGAAAAGGTTGAAGAAGTTAAATCTCAAGTTGAAGAGACTAAACCAGTCGAGATAGATGACCCTTTTGCAGAGTTAATTGAATCAGATTTTGATTTTTCTACTAGCGATATATTGAAGATAACTGGTAAATATCCTGATAGGGATTATAGGTTTATCTCTGCTAAAGAAGTCACTAGTAAACGAGCGACACAAGGGTGGATACCTGTTAATAATCCTGAAAGTATGGGTGTACCTGCGAACAATGATTTGGTGTTATGTCATCGTCCTAAAACTCTGGGAGACCAGCATAGAGAAGCGTTAAGAAAAAAAGCCAAAAGAGTTATAGGCGAGATGTCTAAAGATCAAGAGAGCGATTTGCAATCGTTGGGGTTGTCTACAATGGGTAAAATGGAGATAAGTAGAGGAAGCGTTAAGATGGTTGCAGGGTTATAAATAAAATATGGAGGTGGAGGCATGGACAAAGAAGTGAAACTAATTAAAGGGGGCGGTTCTCCTCGATGGATATTGTTTGATGATATTGATGAGAACAAACGTAACGATATCGGGTTAGACACAAGTTACGTTCGAGCAACTAAAAAAGGTTATAAACTGGTTGAGAAAAAAGAGGTGGTTTTAGAATCGTTACCTAAAAACATATTTTATGTAAAAGATAATGTGTTGTTAGAATCAGAAAACGGAAGCTACATCTTAATGAAGAAGGAGGACGAACAAGAACAGGTAAACGTTAAAGAAACAAAAAAAACAAGAGCTGTACGAAAACAAAAAACGGAGGTGGAGAAGAATGGCTAATATAGATAATCCTAGAGGGTTATGGGCAATAAAGGCTTATTCAGGTGAGTTGCCCGCGGCAATCGACGTGTCAGTAGATTCAAGTAACGCAACAGCAATATTTGTTGGGGATCCAGTCGCAGTTGAGGCAGATGGTAACGTTAAACCGTCGGGTGCGACCGCTACAACTGGTGCACAGACGATAGGTGTAGTTGAAGGTGTATTTAATTCTAATGGGTCTGTTTTAAAATATTTACCTGCTTCAACCGCAGGAACATTGATTGTAAGACCTGCTGACAACGTTATCTTTGGTATTCAGGCTAATGGTAGTACTACGTCGGCGGATATAGGTTCAATACACCCTTTGGTTGCGACCGCAGGGTCAACCACTAGTGGTATGTCTAGGTATGAGGTAAACTCATCGTCTACGAGTAGTGGTGTTGTGAAGATAGTGGGCAAGACTGGGGAAGTGAATAATGATTGGGGAACTAACGTAAACTTGCAAGTTATTTTTGCAGTAGGATTCTTTAAAAACGCAACAACTGTTTAAGGTGGAGGTGATAGGTAATGGCAACAACAAGAACGGCACTCAAGTCAGCACTTGATTGTTCATATTTAAAACTTTTAAGTGATGAACTAAATCGTAAACCAACTATTTATGACAAGGTGTTCAAAGTGAATTCCTCTAGTAAGGCAGAGGAAAAAATCGGGCAGGTCAATTCATTTGGTCTATTGGCTGAAAAAAAAGAAGGCACGCCAATCGAGTATGATAGCTTGACCGATGGGTACACGTCCAACGCTGTGCATACGACCTATGCTTTAGGCTTTAGGGTAACGGAAGAAACAATAGACGATGAACAGTTTGCCGTTGCTAAAAAAGGGCAGGAAAAATTGGTCAGGTCGGGTTTAATAACAACCGAAACAATAGCAGGTGCACCATATAACAATGCTTTTAACTCGGCTTATCCTATTTGTGATGGGAAAGAACTCTGTGCTACTAACCATACTTCTACATATGGGGTAACAGGTAGAAACGAGTTATCCACACCGGCTGATTTATCGGCGACAGCGTTGAAACAGGCAATAACTGATCTAGAGTCTACCACGGATTCTCGTGGTAAAATAGTCAATTTGCAAGCTAATATTTTAATGGTGCCGACTGCGTTGCAGTGGAAGGCGTCGGAGTTGATAAAATCAACTTTATCGCCTGAAACAAACTATAATGCAGTTAACTCTATTCAGACTAAAGGGTTGCAGATTGTGATTAACCCTTATCTTACAGATTCTGATGCTTGGTTTCTGTTAGATACAGCTCAGTATGAAATGCTTTTCTTCTGGCGTAAACATCTTACTCATTCAACGACAGAGCATTTTGATACTAGTGATTTGTTGGTGAAAGTGTCTCAGCGATGTAGTACAGTTGCTGGAGATTGGAGAGGTGTTTTTGGAACGCCGGGTGCATAGTTAAACTTTATCAGGTGGGGGATTGATTATCCCCTGCCTGATAACAATATAGGGTAATTTATGAAGAAAGAGTGTGCTATATCGGGTTTATCGTTTAATAAGTCTGATATGGTTGAAATTAATGGTGAATGGTATAGTCGTAATTGGGTTGACCCAGATAGCGGATCAACAGTTCATCGAGATGCAAAAACGATTAATTGGTATACTAATTATTTAAATAATAATCCTGCGTTAAAGCCACAAGGGTAACAAGGATAAGTTATGAGTTTAACATTATCAGATTATAAAGATAGGGTTGGAGAAAGAACACACCATACAGGGGCAGAGTACCTTGATTTGGTGACTAAGTTTATTAATGAAGGTAAGAATAGAGTAATATCTATTTTTCGTGGTCAATATGATTGGTTAAGAGATCAGGCTACATTGAGTTTTTCTGTGGGTGAATATCGTAAAGAGATTTTATCAACTTTGAATTTTGAATCGTTTGATGATCCTGATGCAGTGTATGACGAGACAGTGAATAAGAGTTTTTTAACTGGTAAAGATTGGGCAGATTTTAAACGTACTGCCACATGGAAACCGACTACAAGTGCCCCTACCACTGCTGATTATGGTACACCTAGTTTTTATTCTACAACTTATTTAGTAGATAGTGGTGCACACAAACATTATCTGTATTTAGATGTACCGACCGACACGGCAATGGTATTGAGAATATTTTTCTTTAGGAAACTGCCTGATCTAGTTAACAATAGTGATACCTTTTTAGGAATGCCGCCTAATTTTGAGTATATGTTAGAACAGTATGCGGTCTGGCGAGCTTCGGAGTTTAGAGAATACAATAACTCTGTATCGGAGAACGCAAAAAAAGAATGGGAAGAGTTTGTGTTAGAGTTAACAATAGCGTCAAATAAAACGTTTAATTACACAAAAAAGATAAGAACTAATAACCCATACAGGTAAAAATGTATAAAACGCAAACTAATCAAAATTTAAAGTATACCGATAAACGACTTTGGTATCGAGTTAATGGTTTTGATATATCGTTAAATTATAAAGATAGAGACGGGTATGTTGATGAAGGGGTGGTGTACCCTAGAAAGATACAGAATTGGATTCAGAACGGGGCGAGCCTAACGTTATTGGGTGGATATAAAAAGATCAATACCGCTCCGCTAAATATACCGACCACAACATCAAATGTTGTATTGACTAACCTAATAAGAAGTATGGTTAGATATTATAACGCTAGTACAGGTACAAAAGAAACGTTACTACATATTTCTAATGGTGTATATAAACTAGATGAGGCGACAGGCACGTTTAGTAGAATAGGTACGTTTGTTGTGTCGACAACTTACGATATAGAATGGGCATTAGATGCAGAATCTGGTAACTTGTATTTTGTTGATAGCGAACATGGGTTAATGAAGTATAACGGGATTAGTATTAGTGCCGTTACGCAGTCTGTTTGTTCTATCCCTAAACATATATCTATTTATAATAATAGGTTGCTTCTTAGCGATGATAACCGTGTCTATTACAGTAATCCTAGTCAATTAGAGACGTTTACTGCTAATGATGATTTTATTATACCGAGTGGTAAAGGTGATGTGATAATTAGACATTTTCAACATGAGAACGGTACTATTATATTCACTACATCAAAGGTATATTTTGTATCTGGAGCATGGATAGAACCGCCTGCCCCTACGATTGTGTCGCATATTGGTGCTATTTCAGGTAAAGCAATAACCAATTATGGGAATAGTGTGTTTTGGGTTGGTGTAGATAAACGTGTTCATACTATCAGGTTGTCTACATATTATGAGTTAACTGACAATTTTATAGGTGATATTCCTATTTCTAATTCGTATTCTAAAAACACTTGTTGTGAAATAGTTGACGGTAAACTGTGGATTGCGTATACACATAACGATCTAAAATACAGGTTTAATTACAAACTGCTTGTTTGCGACTTTAAAGAATTAAGTGGTATTAAATGGAGTGGAGAACATGAAGGGTATCGTGTAAACTGTTTTTTAAGGTATCAGGCAGAAGGCGACAATAACGAGGTTTATTTTGCTGATGCCTATTCTACTACGTTATGGCAAAAGACAGATGATTTATATCTTGGTGTGGGTGTAACTGGTGTGGTAGATGACAGTAGCACTACATCAACAGAGTTTACAATAAAGGTTTCTCAGGCTTGGTATGATACGTTTGGACTGGATACTGAACATAGTTTAGCCGGGTGTTTGTTCACGTTTACATCAGGTGCCCTGAAAAAAGAAAGTTCTATTATCGCTAAATCTACCGTAGCAGTAGCAACAGGCGACGATTATAACGTTACTGTAACCTTGCAAAAAGGGTTCTCTTCTGCTCCTAGCGATGGAGATAGTTTTGATATTGGACAAATAAACGCTATTTATCAAACAGGTTGGACAGGATTCACGTTACCTGAACGAATAAAATGTCCACAGGAATTGTATGTGAATACTCAAACATCAGGTGATTATAACCTTGTTTGTAAAGTGCATAACGATGGTAACGATAGTACAAGAGAACATACCATTTCTCTGCAATCAAGTGGATCTGTTTGGGATATCGCTACATTTCAGAACGACGCAGGCACTATTGGTGATGGAGTGTGGAGTGAAGATAAAAACCTGAATACATATATAAAAGATTTTTATGTAAGTGAAGAACAAGGAAAAATACAAAGTATTGAGTTTTCTGTAACTGGTGTAAATCAAAACGCTACTATTAGAGGGTTTCAGTATGCTTTCACTATTAGTGATGCTCTCAACGTAGATGGTTCGTGATAAGGGGGGTGGGTAGATGGGTTTAATATCAAGACAGTATAACTATGTGGCAGGTAAAACAATTAAGGCGAGTGAAGTTAATGCTAACGAGAACAGGCTTTACACAGCTATTAATGGTGGGCTAGATGAAACAAACTTGTCTGCAACAACCGCAATTCCTTTATCTAAATTAGCAGATGAAGCTAACCCTAGAGTGTTTTTGTATGATGCGTTTGGGGGTACGGAATATGTCGCCTCAGGGTGTTTAGTTAGTTCTGACAACACAAATGTGACTGTTTCTAGCGGAGTGGTGTTTGTTAAGAGTGGAACAAACCTATATCGAATAAACCATACGACAAGTAGCGTGGCTGTGAGTTCAGGTACAAAATATATCTGTATTGATACAAGCGGTGTGTTATCTGCTCAGGCTGATTCTAATCAATCGGATAAATTGATTCTTTGTAAAGCAACCGCAGGAACACCTATAACCACAGTTGATTGGGCACGCCGAATGCCTGTGCTAGGACAAGAGAATCAGATTGATGGGTTAGAGTTAACTAGCGAATCTGGTACTAATAATATCCATATTGAAGTGGGTAGTTGTTGGATTGCAGGAATAAAATATTTATTACCTGAACGAGAATCGTCTTTTGATCTTGATACAGATGCCAATTATATAGGTTCAGAAAACGCCCCGACTTCTAGTAGTTGGATTTATGTATACGTTACACCTAATACAACCAACACTCAAACATTAGATGTGAAGCTGTCTGCCACCGCCCCTGCGTATTTTGATGCGTATGGTAACCAACGATCTAATGGGGTAAACAGATACCATTACGCTAGTTCTACTCCATATAGGTGTATAGGTGCTGTATATGGTACTGCTAGTAGCTCTAGTATTGATGGACATAGAGAATTCTATCAACAAGGTAACTATATTCAGTATCCTGATCCTGTGGTAACGATCAACATAACAGCCACAACAACAACGCAAGTTGTTACAGCCAATATACCCGCAATTAGCGTTCTAGCTAACTTTTATTATCATGTAGAGTCACTAAAAGGTAATTCTCATTATGGGTTTGGGGTGAGAAAAAATGGAAGTTCAGATACATATTTACGATCTAAATCATCTCCTTTTAATGGGGGGGCGTATGGTATCAACGAAAACACTACAATATCTTGCTTTACTGATAGTTCACAACAAGTGCAAGTTACTAATTATTTGTCTATAGGTAGTGAAGAACGAGCTTTGCTAGAAACAATAGGATACTGGATAAATATAAGGGATTAGATTATGTATCAAAGAACACCTGTTGGTGATGGAGCGGTAAACAGAAACCTGACTGATATCGAAAATGAAATCAGGTACACCAACGCTCAGAACCTAACTGCTACTCAGATAACAACGTTAAATCAAGGGGCGTTACCCCTTGGTATGTTGGTTTATGATACGACTAATGACGTTGTAAAAATATTGGTTAAATCATCAGGGTCAAGAGTGTTTAAAACAATAAATTTATCATAGATGGAGGCGGTGAAGAGATGAGTCATAAGTTACCTAAGTACCCAATGTTTGTGCGACCTAGTGTTGCGAGTAACATATTAAATTTTAGAAACCAAGATATTGTACCTGAAACACAGGCGTTTATTAGAGGTGATCGTGATATAGGGGCTCCTATATATAGAGATATTGCAGATGTGTTGGCTCAACAGACTGCGAGAACAGGTAAAACATTAACAAACAATCTACTAGCACTTCAAGGATATAAGGGACAGATGGGGGGGTCGGCGAATAAACAAATAGCCGAACCGTTAACCAACCTTGCTATCGCCGATAACGAAGCGTTAAGAATGTTAGCTCTAAAAATCATAGGATTGAATAACGCTAATAGAAAATGGGGGGTTAATACTGGACAGAATACTGTTGGAAGAGAACAGCAGTTTGCTATTAATTCTGCTAATATGGAGAACAATTATAATCGTAACGCATGGGACGCTAATGTTAAGAGAAAACTGTACCGAAGAGCAAACGCTAACACGTTTAGAAACATAGGTGTGCCGATAGTTAAGGCAGGTATCGGATTGTTAGGAAATTACTTAACTGGGGGTGCTTCTGGATTAGCTAATATATTTTCTAAAATAGGTAGCTCAACGGCAGGGGCAAGTGGGTTAGGTACAATAGGACAGCCATCTAACAGTTTTGGTTATACTAATTCATTGCTTTATTAAAATCAGGAGGTGGCGAGTATGAGGTTAGGTGAATTTACAACAAACGGTGAGGCTCTTAACAGTTTAGTTGATTCTATATTGAGTATGGGTGGGCAAGTCGCTAGGGCGAATCAACGTAGACGAGAAATAGCTGACCAACGAGCTTATCAAGATAAAGCAAGAAAACAAACTCTGCAAGATCGTAGACAAACGTCTATGTTAAACATGATGTATGATGAAGCTAAATGGAAACGTGAGAAAAAATGGTTAGAGAAACAAGCTAAAAACAAGATTATCAGTTGGGACGAAGAATATATTGATCCTACCTCAGGTGAAAAACTGAAACGCAGAAAACAAAATACTGTGGGGGGGTTGTTAAGAGACCTAGAAAACTCAAGAAAAGCGTTTCAAGCGAATACAGAACTTCAAAAGACACTCTTAAACCAACAACAAGCTCAAGCGAATGTTCTCCCTGATATCGCAGGTAGGCAGTTTAATCGGGCAGTTGATATCCCGTTATCTCAGAAACTACAATATTCGCCTGTTGCAGGAATACCAAACGTATTACAAGGGCAGGGTATACCCACAGTAAACCCTTTAATTGATATGCTACAACAAATACCTTCTACACCAAGTAGGTTGACTAAACGAGCTATTAACGCTGTACAAACGCAAACTGCTCCAGAACTGTTGGGGAATATATCTGATACATATATGAAAACATTGCTTAGCCCTGTTACTGTACCTGCCAAAGGTATGTATAATGGATTGCAGTCCGTTGTTGAGGGTATGGGAAAAATCAATCCATCATCAATATCGCCATCAAATAAAGAATTGTTGTTGAGAATGATTCAACCTCTATTTGCAGGTCAAAGATAATGAACGAACAAGATGTATCTTTAGGGTACACGCCTCAGGGATATTCACCACAGGGTTATAGTTCACAACCGTTACCTA